CAAGTGGCATCATTGGGATCACCATATGTATTTGCCCAATGGATAACATTTTTCAAAAACGAAAAAGACAATCCGTATTTGTTGAACAACCGCCGGCATTTTAAATGGCAAATATTTGGAAATAAATTTGCATCATCCGCTACCGGCCACCGCATTATTGAATCAATGGATGATTTAGCAAAAACGCATGAAGCTATCCGGTACAAAAGATTTGGACCAATAAAGAAAAGTGTTAAGAAACATGGAATGCAATTTATTGTTAAAGGCAAAGGACTGATTAAAAGTTACATTGCAAAGAAAGTTAAAAACATCGGCATTCAAAAATCAGCTTGGTATTTTTCGGCCAAAAACATTGGAAATACAAAGGTTTCATTCCCGACATGGTGCCAACATGTTGAAGGCCAATTAAATGAAATATCCGAATTTGCGGATTCCGATGTGTTTTCATCCGTAACCGTTGGAAACAAAATTGGTAAAGTGGTTGATGCCCGATTACAATTTGTATTGCAACGCCGGGCGGCCGCGATGCGTAAACAAATGAAATCATTTATGAATAGCCGAAAAATTACATTGGCCGATGCAATCCGCACCGGTAAAATTTACGGCACCGCACCCCTATTTTCCGATTAATTAAAATGCCCACCACAACCAAATATGGAATCCGTACCATAACGGAACAATCATTGTTAGCTTGGTTTACCGCCAACGCGGACCAATTGCCGGGTGTTGCCATCCATGCCGGCCAAACGGATGAAATCCGATCGTTGCCAATCATTATATTATATTGTGAATCGGCGGCGGCCCACCGGGATTTTGGGGCCAAACCATTGGGCAATTTTGAATTATCAATTAAAATATATGTGTATTCATCCGCGGATGATTCAACATTGGAACAACACCGGGCAAGGGTTGAAACGGTCCAAGGCCTTATGCAAAATTTCACCGGGTTACAATCGGCATGGACCCAAGGGGAATTGTACGCGGGATGGATCAATACGGATGATGAAGGCATTGCGGACCGGCGTTATGGCAATGTGTTAAATTACACATTAATTGCGGTGTACCCACCGGCCGTTTGACAACATCGCATAATATATGTCCGACACCGCAACAACATACGGAATTTCCCATGCCTTTGGTTTAACCGGAACCGCCGCATTTTTAACATTACAATCGGATGATTTAAGCCAAAAGCTTGCATTGGATGTAGAAGTTACCGATGAATTTGGCAAAGTAATTACCAATCGTTTGGATGACAAACGAACCGATGCATCGATTTCAGGAATTTTAAAAACCGGTGCCGAATTGCCTGTTATTGGCGAAAGATTCACATATGCATCCATTAATTATATCATTAAGGAAGTTACAATTAATGGTACCAATAATGGTTTTCGTAAAGTTGGTTTGAAGCTGGTTAAATATCAAGAGATTGCCTAACCCCACCGGGGTATTTACCACCATGGCAAACAGGTGGACACAAGCGGCAACAATTCTACGGCCAACCATTAAAGTGGCGGGCCGTAAGTTATTGCCATTTTGTTTACGCCACCGGTTGGCATTGGAATCAATTGATTCCCCGGTATTATCAACCGATCGGGATGTTGGGGCAACCGATATAATGAACGCGGTAAAAATTCTATCCACACACAATTTAGAGGATGCCAAAAACCCATTAAGCTTTATTGAATTGGTGCGTTACAAACGAATGCAAATTGACCGTAACGCGTTAAAAAAAGAGGCCAAAAATTTATTAATTTATTTTAATGACCAATCATTGTGGCCTCGGTTTTGGGCCAAACAATCGGCAATTAATGATACCGGTATTGATTGGGTTTTATTGGTGGTTGCATCGTTAATGCGTAACGGATGCACATATGAACAGGCATGGACCATGCCGGAATCGGAAGCTATTTGGATGCACATTGCCCACATGCAAGCGGACGGTGCAAACATTAGTGTTGTTTCCGAAACAGAATGGGATGCAATGCAAAGGGAATTAAATGAGATCGCGGCCGCCGAAAGAAAACAAAACCAACAAAATCAACAAACCAAATCCAATTAACACATGTCCGATGTTGATGTAAAAGTTAAATTTGGTGCCGATTTTAGTGAAATAAATGAAGGTGCCGAAACCGCGGTTAAATCATCCGGAAGTGCATTAAGTAAATATTTTAGTGATTATGCCAAAGGATTAAAAGACAAATTGGCAAAGGCCTTTTCTTTGGATTCCATTGTTTCAAATATTATGGATGGAATGAGTGAAAGAATGGAAAAATTTAAGGAAATTGATACATTGTCCCGCAAACTGAATGTGTCCCGCGTTGAATTACAACAATTTGAAAAAATTGGAAAAGAATTTAATATTGGCATTGAAGCTATGGGCCGGAATATTGCATATGCCAACCGGACATTGGGTGCATCCGCCAACGGAAGTAAAACCGCCCAAGAAAATTTGGCAAAGCTTGGATTTACACAAAAGGAAATAACATCCGGAAACATTAAGGCAACGGATGTATTATATAAATTGGCCGAACAATATGAAGTTAATGCTAAACGAATTGGCACCGCGGCGGCCTCAAATATATTGGCCAATAACACAACCAATATGTTTGGAAAAGGAAGTGATGATCTTGTTACAATATTAAAGGAAGGCAACGCGGCCATCCGCGATCGTATTAAATTAATGGATGTATATTCGGAATCGGAAGTACGCGGCGGTGCAAGGTTGGCCCGACAAAAGGAAAAGGCCGAAGGTGCTGTTAAAAAGATTTACGGCAAAGCGGTTGGTTTTTTTGGTGGTAATTTAGAGGAATTGGAAATGGGAAAAATTCAAAACAAAGCCATGCAAAAAGCCGGATGGGAATATACATTAGAGAATCAAATAAACAAAGAAAAAATTATCAAAGAAAATCCAAAGTTAATGCAAGAAATTGCAAAAAATATGAAGGAAATTGCAAAAGAAAAAGGCATTAATGAAAGTGATTTAGCCGATATGTTACGGGCATCAAAAATGTATGCCGATAGGGGTTTTAACAAAATATTAGCCGATGAAATTGAAAAAGGAATTAAGAAAACCGTACCCGGTGAAAATGAAAAATTACCCGGTGCCAAGGCATTGGTTGCATCATCATTGCAAGAAATTGGCGGTGGTGATATTGGATCGGTAATGGCCGGCCTTGGTCCAAATGCCATTGCCGAAAACACATTACGCACCGCGGTGGCAACGGAACAAATCGCGGCACAAGGCCCCGCACAAACAAAACCCGCAACATTGCGATAATTTATGGCAACCAATACATCAATTAAATATGGCAACGATTTGATGACCGTTGTTAAACAACCATCCGGTAATATTCATTTGGATGCCTATGGTTTAACACAAGCCCAAGTAACATATGCGTTTGATACCGCAAACATGTCCGCGGTAATTGCCCAATGTAATGCGGGGTTAGCTTATCCATCGGATGTTGGTGTTGTTATGAAATCATACAAATATGCGTTTTCATCGGCCAAGGCCAATGTTACAATGTTGACGGTTGATTTCATGGGCATTGCCCGATCGGGTGGTTATACCGATGCTCAAATTTCCGGTGTTTCAACCACCGCGGCACAACCCATTGAAACGCACCCAAATTTTACAAAAAAAACGGATTCAACAATTGGTGATACATCAACCCCATTAGCCGGTACCCCACCCAAAGCTGGTGGCATTGCCTATAATGAAGCTATATTTAATGAAGTGGCCAATTCATCCCCGGCACAATTTACATTTGGTGGTTTTGGTGTTCAAACCAATGCAACATTAGATCCAAACAAAAAGGCCGGTATTAGACAATTTTTAAGGCCGATGTTTACCATTCGCGGACAAATGTTTTTTGATTTATCAAAAATTTCAAGTGTTAACGCATTGAAAAATAATGTTGGCCGAACATTCAATTCATCCGGCGATGCAAACATATTATGCCAACCATTAAATGTTACCAATCCGGGCCTTGGATTAATCACCGCCGCGAATGTTGAAGTGATTGGCAAACCATCCAATGTGGCCGCATTTAAAGTAACATATGATGTTATGTTTTCACCATATGTTTGGGATTCGGATATTTACGGTAAAGGCCAATCATCAATATTCTAACAATGGAAGATTTAGGATTTAGCGGGATGGGTTCACAATTTGTAACCCGATTTAAAACCGGTGAAGATATTTCCGCCAATCAATTAAACAAATTGGTTAACGCGGTGCAAACGACATTAACCATGCCGTATTTGGGTGATGGCCCGGTGATATCATATGGCGGTGGTGGTACAACGATCACAACAAACCAAACAACCCAACAAACAATATTATACCCATGGACAATATCGGTAAACAAGGTTGGAAGTGAATACAGATTTACATGCCGGGCCGGTACAATGAATGGTTTAATTCCAACGATTTCCGGCACCGGTCCATCAAATTTATTAACAGCTTTACCAACACCATATGGTGTTTGCACATTTAATGGTGATGGAAATTGTTGGATTTATTTGCGGGCCGGCCCCAAAGGCGGTTCCACAAAATATTGGCCTAATAACAACATCACCGATTCATCATATCCACAAATAATTGCCTCCAATGCAATATTAACCGATTCGGATAATTTTGGACATATTTTGTTAGGCATGGTAACCAAAACACCCGGTACGGAAACCATCACCGTAAGCCAATTGTTATACAATTCTGTTTGGTCACAACGAAACAAATATACATTACCCGATTCGGCCGCGTATTTTTATTGGCCAATGTAACCAATGGATTTTGTTTCCCCGCGATCACCGCGAAAAATAATGTCAGGCATACCCGATGGGATGCCATTTTTTCAATTTGGTTCATTGCAAAACGGTGGAAATCCATCATGGCCGGGCATTGAATCATATGGTGCCGATATATTTGTTGTCGCATCGTACAATCAAAATTCATTGGGTTTAGGTTTAAAACAATTTAGTTATTACAATCAACAACCAACAATGGAAGTTGGGGATGCCATCCGCATTGATTCATATTCGGGTATTGTTAAAGGATACATGTTGGGTGTTGTAACATCATATTCATATGCACCCGAATCACACATTTCAACCATATCGGTTGATGTTTACCAATTTGCCGGTGAAGGGGTTTCAACCCAATGGGAAATCCGCCAACAATTGTACGGTGGAATGAATGTTGTTCAAACACCGGGCAACCCATATTTGGCAAAATTATCGGTTTGGGATTACCAAATTGGAAACGGAGGAAATGCTGAATTTGGTTT